ATAAGAGCCATTTAGGATATCTTCTTAAATAAGACCAAATATATTTCATCTCTCCTCCTAAAAATCATTTTTAAACAATAAAAAAGCACTCCCCAGCACTTTTTCATACACAACTGAAAAATTGAATTCCTTTGCTTCAATTCATCAATATTATACCAAAAGCTGTCTCATTCCTGCAAGAGGAATCTGAAGAAAACAAGAGCCTTTTTGATTTGAAAGTTTGTAGTTTTAATAAATCAACTCCTAGTGGCCATTCATTTAACAAGCCATAAATCATTGAAAAAAGTGAGATTATAAATCTCACTTCGTTCACTATTTAGTTCGTTTAAACTTAGCATCTTTGAAGATTGCCAGAGTAGCTTTGTCAGCTTGACCAGATTCCAACTGAGAAAGATCCAATGTCAACACATCGCCTTCAATTTTGTACTTAACTTTGTCGTTGCCACCCTTTTCTGATTCAAGAGTTTTATTCTTTTGATCAACTTTTAATTTATAATCTTGATTTTTCTTATTGCCCAAAGCTTTAGCTTCAAGAGTTACTTTACCTTTGGTATCTTTGATTTCAATCGTCATTTTCAAAGAAAATTGATCAGCGTATTTTTCTGCTTCTTCACTTGAAGCGCCTTGCTCCTTAAGTGTGTTCTTGATAAAATCCTTAGAAGCCTCATAAACATAGGTTCCGTTGTCACTCTTAGCAGCACCTGAACATGCTACAAGGATAATAGCACCAATTGCAAAAATTGTAGCTAAAACAATACGTTTGATAGATTTCATTGTATACTCCTATAAATTTGATATTGCTATTATAACAAAAATTTCACTATCTAACAATAGCCCGAAAAGAGAAATTGATTTTTGGAAGTTATATAGTCTGATTAAAAGAGAAGATTCTTTTTCTCAAACCTTAAATAATGATACAAGGCAAAAGATACATACTAGAAATTACAAAAAAACCAGAGCCTAAACTCTGGTTTTCATTTTCATTGGAAACTCTATTATTTAAGAGTAACTGAAAAGCACTATGTAGATTAACATATATGCGTAGAAAACCTTATAAAATAAGCATATATAAGCGGTAAACTTGTTTCTGTTTCTACTATAAAAATACAAAAGTTTTAAACTTATGCCCCCTTTTTGCCCCTTGTATTTCTATTAAAAAGGACATTTTATAAAATGTCTGTTATAAAGAAAAAAGCCCTACCAGCCTGAGCTAGTAGGGTTGAATTAAATTTTTAATATTTCTATTTTTTATTTTATTAATTTTTAGTTTTTGATATTTTTTTCAATGTTTCCAAGGGTCTTCAAGTCGCTGTTGAGTTGTCCGATGATTCGGTTGAAGTCGTCATCATGGATGCTGATTTCTGCAGCACCTGCATTGATTAGGCTTTGTACTGTTTCGATATGTCCAATACCGAATACTGTATCTCCTACAACTCCGAAGTATCCTTGTTTACCTGAATGACTGCGCATAACTAACATTTTTTCTTTTCCTCTTTTCTTTGTGCTTGCTTGTTGTGGTGCTGTTGCGTCTTGTGTAAATGGCAACTCAAACCAACCGACCATGCGCTGGCTTGGTGCGTTCCAATCAACATAACTAAATGTTCCATCACTTGATAAGTTTCTACGAACTCTCCGAACCCATCCGCCATTGTATAAAGCGTCTGCGTTACCGTCTATGTTCTGCTCAATGGTTGTAATCGTTCCGTCTGCGTGCTCTGCTACTACAAATCCGATATGTCCGAACGGATGGTATGGAGAACAATCAGAAACGAATACAGAGCCAACAGGCGGATTGTTAGATCCGTTGAAGTATGTTACCCTAAGCCCTAATATAGAAGCTCTGTCAAGCCCGTCTATGGCGTTTAAGTAACTGAAATTGAGATTATACAATCCTTGGTACTGTAAGATGTTATCGACTGCAGCAACACATTGCCCGCCATAAGGATTCGTAGGAACGGTTAGGCGTTGATCAACTACGCTATTTAGCGTATCCAGTAATTGTCTTTGAGTAGTCAAAAGACCGCCTCCTTTTTATTAGTCTTCTTTTGGTTTGTTGTAATCTAGCGCTTGACGGCTATCTGTCAGACCTGCTGTAGTTGGGTCATTAACGATACCAACCAAGACAAGAAATGCAAATAGAACGTTGATGAAGACTAAAATCTTATCAATAGTTACTCCAAACTCAAGCTTGATACCGAAGATATCAGCAAACGCTTGGAAGAGCAAGGCAAGCGCTGGAACAAGAGCAAGCCAAAAGTTTTTGTTTTTCAAACGTACAGACCAGTTAATGTTTTTCATATTATATTTCCTCTTTTCTTATTTTATCGATTGCTAGTGATTAAGGTTTTAAGCTCTCTTACGTCTTCACTCAAAACCTTAACTTGTTCTGCCAAGACCAAAATAGCCTTGTTCTGTTCATCGTGATTATCTAAGCGTTTGTTTGCAGAGCTTTTAAATTCTCTTAGATTCTCAACATCTTTCTCAATAATCACCATGCGTTTTTCTTGGGCTATAATCGCCCCTTTGAAGTTTCCGTAAATACCTAAGCAGACACCGACAAAGCCAATCATCATACTAATGTCTTCTGGTGTAAAATGAATCATGCTACACCACCACCTTGAATGTTTGGCATGACGATTGAAACTGCTCCACGTTGGATCAATACTTGAACTTCTTCTCCGTTGTAGTTCCAATTGTCGATAAACTTCAAGATGACTGGTGAATCTTTAGGGTATTTAGGGTTGGTGTCGTATGGGTATTTAGCTTGAACAATATCTCCTGTGTGATACCGTTTTTTATCTTTCATCGTTGGTAATATCTTAGAGATAGCTTGGTAGGTACTCAAAGGCATATTGCCGTTTGAAATGGTGTAATCAATAAAGATTGTTTGCAACTTGTCTAAGCGTTCTATTACTTCTATATTTTCGTCAGTCTTATTAGATGTCATATCCAATTTTTGTTGCATGTCCGTGATGACACTTGTCGGATCTAACTCTGTTGTAACCATCCTCTTTACAATTTCGATTAGTGATTCATCGCTTTCGCCCATGCGGTCTCCTTCCAACACACGGTCGTATGCTGTGTACGGATCGTCGCATCGGATCGCTACAAATGTTTTGTTTGCTTCTCGTAGATATTTATTTACTACTTTAAATTTCATATCACATTCCTTTCTCTGCTTCGTCAAATAGTTCTTTCAGTTCTGGATTAGCTTCCATCACTTTGTTGATAGCTTCTAAAGCTTCTTGTGATTCGCCAAGAAGAGCTTTCAAGTTTGCATTTTCTACTGACATATTGGCTATTTTGATAGCTAGTTCATTGATAATCTTATCTGTTGTGTTCATTAAATTTTGTAACCTCTTTTACGTAAAACTCCTGTGATGTGCGTTTTCGCTCCATCCTTAACCACATTATTTTGTACCAATTGCCCGAAACAAGTGAGCAAGTCCCAAAGGTAATCCCCAACACTCACACCTCCACCTAAGAAGAAGTTCTTAGAATAAACACCTTCAAGGAAGAAGTCGCCACGACCGATGAAGTGCTTCACCCCATTCTGGTTCATTGGTAAGATGTAAGTCTTTCCGTCTTCTGTATTCCCGTGGAAGTTCCAAGGGCTACGATACTTACCGTTGTTATAAATAAGAACACGGTCACCGACAAACTCAGTAAGAGATTCTTTATATCCTCCGCCTGTACCAGACCATATCCGAATACCTGCGAAAGTTTCATTATCGTGTCTCTCTGTCTTGTCGTGGTTTGTACCGAAAATCATTAAAGCTGAGTTTGTGTCTCTGAAATGTTCTGAGATAAACCCACCCTTTTTCAGTTTGATAAACTGAGAAGAACTTGTGCCCTCAATCCGCCTGATAACAGATTCCTCGCCGGTTGATGTCCAGATACCTTTTTGCAAGTCAATCCTCAACTCTCCGTTTAGAGATTCAATCATACCGCCCCGCATGGTTAAGCCTTGAAGCTTGCCACTGACAATGTTGTTTGCGTTTAGATTGATGAGGTTTACTATTTCTGCATCTAATGTACCTGCTGTTATCTTGTCCGCTGATATATTGGCGATCATACTGCTCTTGATAATAGCATCATCAATAAGTGTCCTACCATTCAAGTGGATAACTTCCCCTTGAATACGAATCTTGCTACCGACTGTATTTATTTGAGATACAATATCACCGTTTGAGTTCAAATTTTGAACAGCCCATGAACCAGCCAACTGAGTAACCTTGGTGCTGACAGCATCAATCTTTTCTCCAGAATCTTCATCTGCTTGCGACCAATCAGACGGCACATTCCCTAACTCTAGCTTATATCCTGCGACGTACAGTTTTGCGTTCTTGTTATTTCGCTCAAAGCGCGGAGTCATTAAGCCCGCTTTCGTGACCGAAAACGTTGCAGAAACCCTTGTCCAGTTAGTACCTACCGATATGTCTTTCCTTGTTAGAGATAGCGAAGCTCTAGGCTCTACCAATCTGTTATCAAGATACATAAACACGAGGTCGTTCTCGACGCTACTCTTGACATAGGCGCTGAATGTATAGGTTTCACCGAGTCGAACCTCAACTACTTCTGATAAACCGAGCCATTCTTCCTGCCGGCTATATACTGACAAGCCTAAATATTTCTCTTGTTCAAGATTCCACTTTGATTTATTAAACCAATCGCCAGAGAAATCTTTCGTTCCGACCATTAGGTTTCTTCCTCCAACCCTGAGTTTTGAAACTTCAGATTGGATAATTCCGCTACCCATGACCATTTTAGAAATTTTAGTAGCAATACCATCTTCGCTAGAACCTAGAATACGTTCATAGAGTTTAGATGTTTCTTGCACCTGTTGAAATTCAACCTTACCAGCAAACTGTTTAGCAAGATTAGCAAAGCGTCCGTCAGTTGATTGCTTGTAATCTGCAATCTTCTTCTCTACAGTATCAGGCAAAGTCTTTAAAGACTCCAGCGACTTCTTCATAGCCTCTACAGCATTAGTGTTAGCACCAGAAGCTGTCAACGCCTTCTGTGTCTCTTCCCCTTGTGCAACGATGGCTTGGTTGATTTTATCAACTTCTTTTTTAAACTCATCTTTAATATGGTCAGCCCATTTGTTTCCAAAAGTTCTTACCAATTCAATCCAATGTTCGCCATCCCATGTATACATGATGTGGTAGCCTTCATGGTCTGGATCTGGTTTGTACCACAAGTCGCCAACCTTCACTTTATCGGTCGGGGGGTCTTCGCTCCTGTACCAGTTGCGATTAAATCCTCCTGCACCATCTAGGTAGTCTAGCGCCCTTTTCTTAGAAAGTTCAACTGTGGAGTTTTGTAAGTCGGATTCAGATTGGCTTTGTTGTAATTCTTTCAGACTGTCAGATTGGTTTATCTGATCACCTAGCTTAATCTCAATAACTTCATTTGAAAGTCTCTCTCGTTTGATGTCAAAGATACGTGTCTCATAGTCGATGTTCATATCTGGACGGACGACACGGACGGTATCACCAATTTCACCTTTCAAGTACGCTGTGGTAGTGGAGAAAGTCACTTTAGGGTGAGCATTTGCTATTAGGTAATCATAGGTCATTTGAATCAGTTCGTTCGGGTCGTCTGTATCAAAATCAACCTTACCAATCCTTGGCCTCATGCCTGTATCTGATTTAATACCATATTTCTCGGTAAGCTCCGCAAGCTCTAAGTAAGGAACACCTTTAGGCTTGTTCAGAGGGTTCTGTGGTTTTGTCCATACTAAATCCTTGAAGTTCTTTTTACGACTGTATCCGTTCCGTCTGTCATCATTTGCTTCTGGAACAGAAACAATCTCAGAGTTACCAAGACCGATAACGGCTGTGTAAAACTCTGCTCGTTCTTCTTCCTTGATAATCTTTAAGGCATTATGGCCATAAACAACTCGCTGTCCTGTTCTATCTCCTATGCGTTTCTTTAAATCGATATACCGTGCGCCGATTCTGTTCAAACTGATTTCAACGAAGAATTGCATTTCAAGATTGAACTTGTCACACACACGGAGCAGACCGTCAAAAACAGATAGGAAATAAAAGGTCAAGTTCTTTTGTTCCGTCTCTGGTTTGTAGCGCAACTGCCAGTTTGTATTTTGTAGCAAATACTCAGCAGCCTGCACAGCCGTAACTTGAGTGATTCTACTATCTTCTACATAACTCTTTCGCAGTTCTTCTATACCAGATTGGACACAATCTAAATGAATTATATGGTCGTATGTTTGAACATTAGCAATAAAGAATAAATGGTACTTGTAATATGCGTCTTCCTTTTGAATAGCTACATAAGCGGACTCAGAAAGGACATCATCTGGAATGTCTTCCATCTCAATTTCAAGACGGTCAGAAACATAATGCGTATCAGTTAAGGTCTCGGAATGTTTAACAGAGATAAGAGCTGACTTTGGGACGATACGTATCAGTTCTTCCTTATGATTGAATAAATAAATCACTGTTTCTCATCCCTCCATTCAACCAATGTAATTACCATGTTTTTACCAGTCACTCTCGTTCCGTCTCGTAGGAAAAAACTCTCAGGATCAGACAATCTAACCAGCTCAGTTAAGATTGACCTACCGTCATACATGATAGAGATTTCATTTTCTAACCACTCTATTTTTAGCCTGTTACCTGCTAAGTAATTCCCTTTAAACCTGATGGTGTTGTATCCAGTTTGAATTGTGATTTCATTTGCATTAGCAGATACCATTGCTTCTATTTTTGTAGGTAGAACCATTGAAGCGTTTGTCAGTTGGACAAGACCTGTAGTTGAAGATTGCTTGTCAGACTGCATGTATGGATACGGAACAAACAGAGTAAAACTACCTTGTGCTAAGTAATTTGTTTGAGAGATACTACCCGCATTTGTGAAATGCCCTTGGTAGCTATAGCCTTGAGTATCCGCAAAACGAATGGTGAGAACATCATCTTTTTTTAGAATCTTGTTCAGCTTCTCAAACGCTCCTCTGAGTTCTTCATTGCTATTGCAATCTAGGATATATTCCACTTCAAGCTCAATTGGTTTTTCTTGTAGAGAATTGACCCTAACACCAGCCCGTGCAGGAATGGTTGTTGTGTTAACTTCACGACCAACCAAACCTCGGCCTGATACTTTTACTTGGCGATACTGAGGGATTGCGTCCATCAAGTCAACGCCATTTAGTGTGATATTGTCAGAAGGCTTAATTTTAGCCTTACTACTGTATACTGCTACCATTAAAACCTCCTATCAATAATAGTAGTTAAGCCGTGATTGGCTTTGTTGCGTGTGCGTGATGTCTTCTACTAACTGCCCAAACTCTCTTCCATTGATAATAAGTTTTGGCTCCCCTTTGCGTTCGAGTAATTCAATTACCTTGCTCATCATCTGAGCTTGCATATCAGAGAACTTAGCCATAATCTTTTCAAAGCTTTCGGAGTCAGAAGGCTGATTGTTGTTAGTTGTAACAGTCGTAGTCCTAACAGAGTTTATCTTCTGGAAGAACGGAGAGTTCTCAGAGAATTTCTCGTAACCAATACCGTCCTTGTAGTGAGGGAATAACTTCTTAGTCATACTAGCCCGTAAGACTTTAGAACCTCGTGGTAGTGATAACATAACGTTACGCCCTTCAGGGATAAACGCTTCACCGCTCGGTAGTGTTACCAACTCACGATACAAAGGCCCGCTTTCGTCATTGACTACAGCCATACCGCCCTTGTGGTAGTTTGTACCTCGTTCATAACCAAACAGACGACCGACACTATTTACAACCCTATTCACAACTTCTGTAGCTGTGATGGTTGTATGCCAGAAGGTTGGGATAGAGCGGATACCATAATCAGCTCTTCCTGCAGCATCAATAGCACTTGAAGCATCTGCTGTGATTGGTTTAGTTGGACTACCCAAGGCATTCCATTCACTTTGCTTATTAATGGCTGACTGTCCAGCGTTAAGTGCATTGGATGAATCAGCAGTAATAGGCTTAGTTGGACTACCTAGAGCGTTCCACTCACTCTGTTTATTGATGGCCAATTGACCTTGAGAAGTTGCGTTTGAAGCGTCTGCTGTAATTGGCTTAGTAGGTACACCGAAGGAATTGTATGCGCCAAGAGCGCCTACACCTATTGCAGAACCTTCAACAGCGGAGCTTGGATCAGCTTTAATTTGTTTTACATCTGCTGGCGTTCCATTCCACTGTGCGAGTTTGTCAATAGTTAGTTGTGTATTTAATATCCCATTCTCTGGATTCACTTTTAAATCTTTAGGGAACGGATTTGTTGCATCCCATTCAGTAAGCGTTTGTGTAGATCGATTAACAGCGTTGCGAACTTCAGTATCTTTTGCAACAAGTTCTTTTTGTTGCGGAGTTAATAAGTTCCAATTATCCAATGCGGCCTTGGCAAGAGAAGCTTTACTCATAACTTCCTTGTTATCCATCAATAATTGCTTAACTTCAGCAGGCATACTGTTCCAAGTCTTCAAATGACTTTCGCTATCGAAGATAACCTGTAGTCCAGACTTACCATCTACTATCAGCTTCTTTTCTTCGGGAGTCATTTCATTCCACTTGCCAGATTCAACTAACGCTTCCGCTATTGTTGCTCTAGCGTTGGTGGTGATGTTTGCGTTCTTTGCAATAAATTTGAATTTCTCCCAACCCTCAGCGGATTTAGTAGCTTCTCCAATCACTTCTTTTACATTTGATTTAACAGTAAATGTACCGTTTTTATCAATGTTCCCAACTAAGAGAGACCAAGCGTCGTTGGCTTCTCTTGCGCTTTGAGACATATCTTTCGTATACTTCGCTAGCATGCTATGAGAATTGCCAACCTTAGAAGATGCCTCAGATGCTTTCTTACCAATCTCTTCATAAGAAAGTCCGTATTCTTCCAACGTCTTCTTAGCTTCTTCCCAATAGTTCCAACTTTGGCCTGTTCTAGCTTTTAGCTTCCCATCTAAAGCCTGCATGACTTCGTAATACTTCTTACCGATACGCTCCATAGTAGAAGAGTGTTCGCTTTCCAAAGTAGCGAGCTTGGTATTATATTCTTTCTGAGTTAGAGCTTTTTCTTCCAAAAGGAATTTAAGTTCTTCCTTAGATTTTTGATAATACTTATTCTCGGCTTTCATAGCTTCTTCAAGTGAAGCCTTACTTTGTTTAAGTTGTGTCTCGTTAAGTTGGTAGATTTCTCCATTCAAAGCTGTTAGGATTGCTGCCTGCTTCTTCTTGGAAAAATGCATAACGTCTAACTCGGCTTTGATCATTTCGTTCTGAGCATTTAAGACAATTTCTTTTTCTTCTGCTGAGAACTTGCTCACATCACCGTTGTGTCGTTGGTAAATCTCATTTACCTGATTCATCATGGCTGATGTGTTATCCACAACAGCTTGGTTATGTTTTCTAGCGTTCTCTACTTGCTCTTCACTCAGCCCCCATTTCTTGGCTAGTTTTGAAACCTTGGCATCATCTTCTGCTGCAGACTTAACAATACTGTCGTACATATCCTTAAAGGTTTTGTTTACCTTCTCAACACCATCTGCTTGATTCACAAAATCATTAATGGCGTTCTTGGATTCGTCAACTGTATTCTTAAATTGTCTAAGTTCTCTCCGCTCAGTATCACTAACCGCAACACCAAACTCTTCTGTAGCTTCTCTAGCTTTATCCTGTTGATAACTTAAATAAGCTAATCCACCAGCTAAGAGAGCTACACCAGCTATAACGGCACTTGTTGGATTAAACAGAGCTGTAAGCAATGAACCTTTGCTTGCTAGACCGCCTACACTTTCCGCAGCAGTCGAAGCAGAACTTCCAATCCCTGTGAAGGAAGAAGCAATTGAAGCTATACCTTCTGTAGATTTGAAAACTCCTATAGCAGATTTAATACTACCTACAAACTTTGCTACTCCACTTAGTGTTTTACCAAGTGCACCAGTTAGCAAACTGAGAGCGCCTGTAAACGGACTGACTGCTGCTGCTGCAAGACCAAACTTAACAATCATCGTTTGAGTTTCTGGTGATAGTTCTTTAAACCAATCAATTACCTTGATTCCTTCTTTTAGGAAGTCATTGATGATTGGCAACAACTTAGAACCAATTTCAATACCTAATACTTCAAGCTCTGCTTTAGCTTTTGCTAATTGGTTTTGTGATGACTGCATCATCGTCTCAGCCATACGCTTGGTTGCACCGTGAGCGTTTTCGGTTTCTTTAGTCAGATTACGCAAGGCATCTCCACCTTGTGCGATCAAAGCGTTGAAACCTGCTTGCCCTGTTTTACCTACTGCTTGAGAAAAAAGCGCTGCTTTTTGAGCACCAGTCAAACCTTCGGTATTTTTACGTGCTAAGTCTAAGACATCTGCAAGAGTGAGGTTTCCTGCCCTAAATTCTTCAACAGAGATACCTAGTTCATCAAATGCAGCTTTCTGTGATTTAGTAGGCTTAACCAAGGCTGTCAGTACGTTACGTAAGTTCGTACCAGCTTTTTCGCCTTCAATACCACGTTGAGAAAGCAAACCGACTGCTGCTGCAGTTTCTTCTAAAGAGATACCTGCAGTTGCCGCCATCGGGCCGACATATTCCATTGCCACACCGATACTAGAAAAGTCCGCCGCGGTCTTGTTAGCTACGAATGTTAAGCTATCAGTCACTCGTTGAGTATCTTCTGCTTTCAGGTTGAACTGTTCAAGAATTGCAGTAGTTGCGTGCATTACTGTTCCGAAGTGTTCACCAGAGGCTTTACTTGCTTCCAATACGTGAGGCATTGCCGCCATCGTTTGATTAGCATCGTAACCTCTACGAATCATTTCAGTCATACCTTCGATGACTACATCAGTAGATAAACCATAATCTGTTGCATACTTCTTAACAGAATCACTCAACTGCGTCATGACACCAGTTAGTTTAGTAGCTGGTACATCATCTGCAATCAAAGCTTGAATAGTCATCATGCCGTTTTCAAACTCTGCTGCACTCTTGACTGCTGCACCAAAACCAATTGTTAAAGCAGCAGACATACCTCTTGTAGCAGAACTAATCCTTCCGAGGCCTTGGCTAATATTTGTTAACCCTTGTCCTGCTCGTGCAATAACACTATGCTGTGAATATTGTTCTTTAATAGCATTAGCAAGCTCTCCACGGTAAGCAACTAACTTCGCTTGACCTTCTTGGTAACTTTTAGCCAATCTATAAGACTGATCTGTTAGCTCTCCTGTTGCAGTTTTACTTCTTTCAAAGTCTTGAGCTAGTTTGTTTTGATAAAGTGATTGTTGTTGGATAGCACCTTTTAAAGTGTTTATCTTATCACCGTATGCCCTGAAAGCTTCTGCCCCATTCTTGGCATACTTGATATGTGCATCGCTGGTTCGGAGTTGCCTGTCATACGTTGCGATACTACGTTGAAAGGACTTTAGACTGTTACTTGATTCTGTTAGCTTTTGAGCAAAACCAGAATTGTCCAAGCCAAGGTGGACAACCATATTTCCTAATGGTGTTGCTATCTTAACCACCTCCTGTGCTCTTTATAAAGTCTTCCAATGACATGACTTCTTCCTTCTCTTCTTCCTCAACATCTGTATTCAATACAGCTATGAGGGTTTCAAAGTCTGTTTCCATAATGTCATTGATTGTAAATCCGCTACCGTTTGCGACAAGGCTTTTAACTAGTTTGAGGAATCTTTCTCTGCCATCTGACGGGCTAACTCCTGTAGCTTTGGGTCTTCTTCTTTTCTCACTCCAATGGCTGTTAAGATGATATCATCTACAGTCTCTTCAAGTTCCCATGCATTCAATCCATCAAGGATGGCTTTTGCTGTCACTTTCTTAGCTGAGAATAAAGAAGCACAAAACTCTATTCTGTCCATCAGATAATCTTTAGGAGAATAAGCTTCACCACTTTCTAGCTTTGCTTGTAAATCCCAAAATTCCAATACCTTACGTGCAGGTACTTTGTCTTGTTCATACGTTACCTTATCATCGTTTTTGTCTCGTAAGGTCAACTTTAATTTTGTCATTGTGATTCCTTTCTAAAAAGAAAAAAGATGGGTTGCCCCATCTTATGCTATTAAGCAGATTCAATACCAAGTTGTTTCTTCAACTCTTTGATTTTCTCTTCTTCTTTACCGATGTACTTCACAACGTAAGAACCTTTAGTTTCATCAGCGTCAGAAGCGATAGAAGAGAACTTAAACTTGTCTCCATCTGGTTCTTCTTGTGAACCTTTCTTAGTCTTCATGTCAATGTCTGCTGCAGAGAACTGACCTTTGAAGAAACCGATGTAGGCTTTTTCACCAGCAAGAGTTTCAGATTCCAAAAGCAAAGAGCAGTATGGAGGCTCTGTATCGTCACCGATGTATACCAAACCATTCTTTTCTTTGTATCCGAGGATTTTGTTTACTGCTTTTTCCAAAAGATCAAGTAATGTAATATCAACCTTTACATCACCTACACCTTTGTTTGCTACGTAGTAAGCCAAGTCTGAACCGAAGGCTTTTACTGGATCAGAAGACAAACCAGTGATGTTTGCTGTTTGCGTAGCACCTTCCCCTTGCTTACCTTCAACCTTAAATACGTTTGTTCCAAGTGTAGGAGTATCTGGAGTACCACCAAACACACGGACAGTCGCACGTTTAAAACCAACTAATGTCATTTAATTAATTCCTTTCAATATTCAATATCATAAAGCTGAGCTGAACCACGGTACGTTCTTGCATCAACGTACCGCTTCGTCCCCTCAAAGTATTCATCTAAGCCACCTGATTGTTGAAAGAAGTTTAAATCTAACAAAACTTTCTCAACTTCTCTAGCTAGCCTCTTTGTCTCGTAGTAGTCACTACTTTCTACGTTAATCTGATAAGTAAAATGTCTTTGCAAGAACTTGTCACTTGCAAATGCGCTCTGACTAGGAGGATTTAATGCAATCAAAACAATACTGCTTGCGTTTCCTGCTAGACTTTCTGGGCGCTGAAACATACCGATATGCACATCTTCTAAGTTTAGCTTTTCTAATGCGTCACAGATAACGTCTCCCATGTTCTTCATCTAGCCAATTCCTCCAATTTCTCACGCATGCGTTCAGCAAAAGGAGCTTGCTGTGCTTCTGCATACTGCCTTAGTTTCCCAAATCCTCGGATACTTCCGTTAGGAGGGTAGGTTTTACCATACTTAGTAAATCCGAACTCGTTCAAGTGTTCTAGTCGCCAACGTGAACCAGCTCCCCAACCTACTTTCGCTTGGAAGATTTCACCGCCTATCTTTCTAGCCTCTGAGTGAGTCGTCTCTTGCGTTGTTCTGCCTGTCCGTTGGAATGTACCCGTTACTTCTTTTAGGTCATTCTCAGCGAATTCTGCAGCGTAATTGATCGCTTCACGGCTAATGCGGTTTCTTCTTCCAGAACCAAGTTTGTTGTTTAGGTTTCTAAGGACTTCATCTACTCCCTCAACACTAATTCCCCACCGTTCCATTGAAATCTCCTTTCAACAGCAATGTGATGTATCGATCACTAGGGCGGATATCTTCGATTCCCCAAAGACCTTCATAAGCCTTGTCTTTGATGGTCACAAAGTGACTGTTCTTTGGCAAATAAGAACCTAAAGGATTCCTTATGACGATTGTCACCGCACGTTGAATCCCTTTACCTCTCATAATCTCGATATCTTTTAGTGATGGGTTATAGACTTCTGCCCAAGCTTTGAACAATTCTTTTTGTTCTTGTGCTTGGCTAGGCAATCTTCCTTTTGGTTTTGCTGACGAAAAGATAACCATTGTGTTTAGCTTTCCATTGTCTACCTTTTCATCTTTAATGGATTTTTTCCTTAGCATATCATCCCTCCTTCAGTGAATTGAGGAAGGTCTGTAGTTCAATTTCATCTGCATAATTCTTTTGAAATTCGTCTAATGCGTCATGGTAGACATATCTAGCACGCTCAAAGGTCAATTCTGTCAGCATTTCATCAAGTTCTGTCGCTCCGACAAGTGAAGTAGTGGCTACGATACTAGAGGTTAACATTCTTTTTAAGTGTTCATCTTCGTCTTCGCTTGTAATGCGCATACGGTCTTTGAATGCTGGTAGATTATCTTCTACAAATTTAACTGTATCAATAGCCATGCTTCTTTACTCCTCTGTTTCTTCTTCCGCTTCTTCCACAAAGTCCATTGGTAGGGCGCTTTGTAGCGCTTTAAAGCGAACCTTAGTGGCTTCAAAGACTTCCCCTGCTTGACGGATAACGCCTGCATCGAAGTCTTCAAAACCTTTTAATACTCTAACCTTCATAGGCTACTCCTTTCTTATCCACCCGCAAGTGTAAGGAGTGCTGAAACGTGGTTGTCTTTCGCTTTACCGTACCAGTAAGACTTAGCAGTAACCAATTGCAAGTCGTCAATAGCCAATGTTTGGTCAAATTCTTCCAATGCTACACCACCACCGATATATGCATCATAGCGGTTTGCTACAAAGGCAATAGCTTTACCAGAAGCAATAGCTTTAGATTCAACCAATTGGATGCCGAATGGAAGGACTGCTGTGTAAACACCTTGAGCGTTCAAGTAAGTGAATTGTGCAACCAATCCATAGTAATCAGCAGGATTTACAAGCAAGTAAGTTTGACCTGCGATGTTCAAGTAGTTACCTTTGTCTGATACAGAAAGGTGTTTCATAACTGGTGCAAGAAGTTTAGCAGCAGTTTCAGGAGTTAATGTTGCAAGGCTCGCAAGTGATTCTTTATCTGTGCTGTAAACAACTTTATCGCTTTGTACAGTACCTTTAGAAAGGTCTTTGATAAGCCCTACTGGTTTAGATTCACCAGTTCCGTTTACGATAGCATCTTCAAGAGCTACTGACATAGCTTCTTTAATTTGCTCCATAACGAATTGTTTCAACCAAGTAGCACCAAACTTTAATGCATCTTTAGGAATTACCACAAATGCAGTAAGTTTGTTTTGTTCAAAGCCTTTTTCTTCAAAAGTAGCATCAAGCTGACCTTTGATTTCATCGCTGATCTTGCCCCATTGTGCAGTACCAGTTTCTGTCTTAACAGTCAGAGCTTTCAAACGTGCTCCAGCGTTCTTGAAGTTGATGATAGAAAGCAATGGGTGTTCTGCAACCAATTCATCAAATACTTGGTTAACTGTTTCTTCTGGAAGAAGCGCTCCATTCTTAGTACCAACATTCTTGTTGATCTCGTTGAAGAATTTAATTTCATTAGCAGACATCTTAGGATTCTTTTGGAATGTGTTAAAGAGTTCTTCTGCTTCTTTCTTGCTTGCTTCTGATACAACCTCAAGGAGTTCTTCTCCCATCGTTGACATAGCTTCTGCGTATAGTTCGTTGCGCTGTTCAGAATCAACATTGTTTCCGACAGCTTCTGTGAATTTTGCCACTGCTTCTTGATAGCGTGGTAGTTTAGTAAGATTAATTGTCATTTATTGGATAGTCCTTTCTTTAATAAAATAAGTAGTCAGCTAGTACATCATGTTGTACAGCTTCCTCTTCTGCCTTCGGAGTTGAAGGTTTTTTAAATTGCTCTAGTTTAGACTCTAAAGCCTCAATGCGGACAAGTAGGATATTGAGTTGTTCTCTTTGCTCCATACTTGCTTTTAGTTCCATGATTTTATCCTGCGGGAAAATAGCACCGAAGGAAGCGACAACGGCTGGTGCTGATTCCATGAATAGGATTTCATCTACTAGGCCAATTGCCAAAGCACGTTCAGCGGTAAAGAATGTTTCTTTATCCATTAGCTCCCGTACTTCTTCAATAGTTTTTCCAGTTTTGCGCTGGTAAAGATCAGCAAGAGAAACTGAAGTATTTTCGATTACTTCACTTGCATGAGATAGGTCTCGGTAATCACCTTGTGCGACCATGCTTGCGTTGTGGATCATGACTTGTGCTGTAGGTGACATTTTAATTTTGTCTCCAGCCATCATGATGACACTTGCGATACTTGCAGCAAGACCTGTTACTACAACTTCTACTTCCCCTTGGTAAGATTTAAGAAGCGTGTAGATTTCACTACCTGCGAAAACAGAACCACCTTGAGAATTAATAGCAACTTGAATAGGTTCGAAACCGTCTAATGTCGCCAAGAATTCCTTGACATCTTTTGGACATGTAGCGCTCTGCTCAAACCATTCATAAACTGATTTATCGTTATCATTTACAATGACACCGTTAATTTCCAGTTTCTTCATTATTCTCCTTTCCTATGGAGTCTAACTCCATATAATTTTTCGTAAGCAAGAATTTATCACCGCCTTCAACTGGTTTATATCCAAGCTCCTGCCTGATTTCATTTCTTGTGAATGAACCAGAACTGAGCAGTTTATCAATGCTAGAAGACAAAGAAAAAAGGTCGTAGTTTTTAAAACCGACCAAACGGATGTTGTTGCCTTTTGTTACCTCTGCTTTAGTGAAGACGATATGCGTCATAGCTGAAGCAATCTTCTTAGCCAGAGGCTCAATAACGGTAGTGATGTATGTATCATAATTCTTTTGATTGTCTGCTAAGTCTCCGTGGATAAGTCCATTAGGAATGCCAAGGATGTCAGCCACATCGTTGATGTATTGCATTTTCATTTTTGCAATATCTTCAATATATGAAACCTTAGAACTTGTTTGTGAGCGATACTCTTCATACTTCGCACCGTTTGGTAAGATGATAGGAACAACAGAATCGTTTTCTAACTTCTTCTTAACCGCTGTTACGAAGTTATCTTTCTTGTTAGTCTTATCGTCACCAGTTGCTTCTGATCGGTTTGCCAACTCTCTAGCACGTTCTCTTACGCTGTCTCTTGGTATCTCCATGTGGAAACGTAGCTGATTTGCCGTTTTTTGGCTCTGTAGTAGTTTTCCAAGAACAGTTCCGTAATCTTCCCACAGGTCGTTGACGAACGCCTTTAAATCGTCATTCTCGACCTCTACAAAGAGTACTTCGTCTCTAGTAGCATCGATATTGACTGGAATATTTTGGATCACCGTAATTTTGAACGTATCACCAGTCATCTGATGATTGCGCACGTAACTATCAGCAACGAACATTTCACGGTTGCGATTGACATAAGCTAGAGCTTCACCGTTTTGAATAAGCGTCTTAACAAAACTAGACCAAAACTCAGTAGCAGTCTGGTTCGGATTGGCGAGGTTATTAAACCGATACCCCCAATATTCTGCTTTACTCTTGGCATCACCATCGAATAGGAAGGATGATTTAGAAAAAGTGCGTGCGATATAGTTTGCACAAGTTTCTAATGCAATAGACTTCATGGCGTTTTGTTGGATGTTCTCAAACAATCCGTCAAAGTCATAAGAAACTCTCTGCTTGCCACGTTGAAAAATATAATTGATTATCCCCATAGTTTCCTCCTTCCTAGTGGTAATAAAAAAAGGAAGGCGCTCTTCGCCCTTCCATGTCCACAATACTATTTTATCTCAATAAAACATTGTAATTTCCGTTGTTGCAATGCTTTCTGTTACATTAAAAAAGACGCCCGAAAGCGTCCCAAAAATAAAGGAGATTCTCACGAATCGAAAAAAGACTGATAGCCCCGATGGTAGCCAAGGACTATCAATAGGAGTCAGCGGAATCGAACCGCAGGGCCTAGACCTGAAATTGAAATGAGGTAAACCGTTTTAGCAGGTAGTGCTGTCTAGCCTTCCTTACTCCTACTTTAAGTCTATTATATTAAAATAAAATTTAAAAATTTCCTCTAACTGTACCACTCCATGATATCATCGTAGAATTCATCAAATGCATAGCTAGGCTCATTCAATTCATCAACACGATACATTGCACAAAGGAAGGCTTTAAATCCGTCTGTCTTCCGTCTGACATCTTCTTTCTTGATATACTCAACGTTACCATCTGATTTTAAATGTCGCAGGACGTTATTAGTATACCAACGCATCATATCGTTTTCACCAAACAATATCTTATGATTAGCAAAACCATTCTCCACCCTGGGGGCAAGTAGGCTATCTACTGCTCTAGGGTTGCGGATAACCTCTAACCGATAACCTGAAGGTATTCTTTCTCTGTCTGACTCACGTATTACTTGTTCAAAACCTGCATCAAGGAACAAAGGACGTAGTAAATCCATACGGAAATAGTCGCCTAAGATGGTGTCTATATCAAAAGCATATAGATCTCTCTGCTCCACAAACCAATTGACAATTAATCGGGGGTCTATAGTAGGTGTATCAACCACAGTCAACCAACCTTTTTCTTCCCACAGCTTGATAGGGGCGAATTGGCGTTTCCCATTAATAGTATCCTTAGGTTTGCTATATCCATAAGTAGCATCTACAAACCCTTTGCGGACGAAAGAATGAGTTTTCCACACGTAGTCATCTCCACACTTGAACAACAGACCGACTGCTGCAAAGTCACGAGTAGAAGCATAGTCAAAACCGCCTATACACTTCTGCCCTTCATACGGTTCAGACCATCGTTTAGTTGCCACTAATTCCTTATATGTAGCTACACTTCTTTCTGTGTCCACAATAGGAAAGTCCATACGCTTTGTAAGGAATTCTTCACGGTTTGAAGGGTCATCTTGTAAGTCCTCGTACTGCTCCAGAACCGTTTCAAATAAGTTAGCAGCATAAGCACTCATTGGTTCGTGAAACATTGGCTGTGCAAGTTGCCATTTTGTCTTGTCATCCACCTGCTCTATTGTGTCTATTTTGCAGATAAAAGGAAACAGTGAGTTCCATCTAGCTTTACCAGACAACACATTCTTAGCCTTCTCCTTCATCTTATCAATAAAGCCTTCTCGAACGTAACCATCTGTTCCGATATAGAACTCTCTAGGGTTCGCAACCTTACCTAAACCAGATAAGTGAACCCGTACATCTTTGTTACTCTCGTACTGGTGGATTTCATCAAAGATAACCGCACCATCACGCAGACCATCTTTGGTATTACCGTTTGAAGTCCGATATTTAATAACACTCTTCGTCTGCTTGTTTAGGATTTCAGACTTAGTTGGATAAAACAGTTTCTTTAACTTCTCATGTTCTTCAATGATCGAATAGATTTCATGGAAACTTGTCTTTGCTTGGTCTTCACTGTTAGCCACGATAGAGATATTATAATTCTTTATCCCATGCATAGGTGTTAATAGGAAACTACAGATACCAGAAATGAGTCCGTTCTTCCCTCCACCACGAGCCATCATGTACAAGAACTTACGAAAGACTATTAAACCATTCTCTTTAAAGAACAAGAAAATAAATGGTATTAAGAATTTCTGGAAAGGCTCTAGTTTGAAGAACCACTTCTCGATATATCCAATGCAATCTTCTATTTTCTTCTCGTCAAAGTAAATCTCACCACTCTTTACTCTTGGTTCTATCTCATGTTCAAGATATTCAAAGAGTTCTTTGCGCTCCTCGTTTACATCAATTCTACCAGACTTAAAATCATCTACGTATGCATCTACGTATTTTTGTATCAAACGAAGTCGTCCTCGTCAATTTCATTACTTTTTGCTTGTTTGGCCAAAAGTTCTTCACGTTTTTTATCAAAGAAAGAATCCAGCTTGATTAGAGAAGCATTTACTTTTGTTTTGCTGGTGACTGCTGGATTTTCTTTTAAGAATGTCTGGCTTGCGTTTTTTGTCAACACCATAACGCCTTCTTTTTTGATGGATTTGTCTAGTTCATAAAAAATACCTACCAAGTTCAAGTATCTATCTACTTTCTCAATTTCAATAGCGTTATCTTCATCAATTAGAGACCGTAATTCTGCCTCTAATTCCTTCATTTTTTGCTGTTTTTTTGTCTTCGCCATTCCGCATGAATCCTCCTAGGTTTACAGCTAATGTTCGTGTTTTTGAAATTTTAGACCCCCAAATGTCTAAAATGACGCATGTTTTTGGTTAGTTAAGCATCCGACGGTTTACAGATTTTTCAAAAAAACGTACGTTATACGAGCGGGGGGGTATATCGTACGGATTTTAAAAATCGTGTAAACTTACCAATTGAATGTCTCGTCATCAAATTTAATCGTTGATTGATATCGATTGTGTCTCTTATCGTGACAATTATGACAGAGAGTACGTAGATTATCGAGATCCCAAGCTAGCTCAGGATGATCCTTAACCTGCTTGATGTGGTCAACCTCTAATCTCTTAGTCGTGAGCCTGCCAGCCTGCTTGCAGAAGACGCATTCATTATTATCTCTCTCTATCGCTTGTCTTCGTAGTCTCTGCCACGCTCTCGTGTTGTAAAAGGTATCATATATAGATTGCTTAGATGATGTATCAATCTCTCTCATATTATATGTATATCAAAATTTGTTAATTGAATTTCCCTGATTTAAAATTTTTTAAAAAATAATAAAAAAAGTGTTGACATACGTTATAACGTATGATACAATATACTCAGAAAGGTTGATAGAACAGCTTTTCTAGCAAATAAAAAAAGATAGATTCCAGTCGCAAAACAAGAAATCTATCTTCGTCGTTATCGCACTAATCAGAGATCAATGCTATTTAATTATAACATAAATCCTCTGATTCGCAAAAAAGAAAAGAGGTAAAATTATGTTAAAACTTAGAACTTTGTATGTAAATCATGAAAATGAAACATATGCTATGCTATCATGCGCTCAAGCGTTGGATCTTATCGCTTGCTGTGATTGTGATATGACTGCGTTTGGTGATCATACAGCTCAAATAGTCGAGCTAGAATTCGGTCAAGTAGAAATCTATAGAAGCAATGAGCTTGTTGAATTCAGCGAATTCAATAACAGAGTTAAAGAGCTAGAATTATCATTTTACGAAGATGCAACTTGCGATTTTTCAAAAATCGAAGATGATGTTATTTTATAAAAAAGAAAAGAGGTATCATGATGAAAAAGGTAATCATCACAATCGTCGCAGTCGTAGCAATCGCAACAGTCGCATTTAAAATCAATGCGCTTGAGAATCAAAATCGTGAATTAAAAGAAGACATCGAATTCCTGTACGGTCATCGGGATTTAAATAAAGACTTGTCCGAATTTACGAACGACATGAAAGAATTTTTTGAATGGTAATCAAGAGGTACAACTGCTATGTTAACAATTAGATTAGACCATGAGGCTGAAACCTATGCTATTTTAAAGCCTGAAATCGCATTAGATGAATTAGTATTTAATGAATGTACACAGCTTAACAAAATGAGTATGTTAAGCTTTGGACAAATCGAGTTAAACGAATCATTGGAGTTTGAATTTTATATTCCAATAAATGGATCAATTATTGAAGATTTCAACAGACGCATCCAATCGCTACAAGATTCAGGATATATCGATATATCCGATTTATTCGAGGGTTGAGATTATGTGGACAATACTCATCATACCATTGTTTTTACTAGTCCTGCTGTTCTACTCAGCAGGTCTAGTAATTAAATTTATTTTAGGCGCAATAGCATTTGTTATCGCATTAATCATTATTTTGTTAATGATTGATATAAATAAATAAAAAATTTTAAATAAAAAGGAGGTACAATGAATAAACGTAGAGCATACCCAACACAAGAGGCACAAAATAAAGCTAATAAACGTTACTATCACAGTAGCGAGGAAGCCAGACAGCGCAGGATGTATCAAGCGAACAAGAGCCAAGCAAAGGGCTTTGTTTTAAAAAAAGCAACACGGGAAGACTTGTTGTTTTTAAAAGGCTTGATTGAAGAAAGATTAAAAGACGGGTAAGATGCCCGTCTTTATTTTTGTCTTACAAAAGCATGAGATAAGCCTTTCAGCCACTCGTAAAACAATTTGTATGTGGTCGTTTTAGAGTAGTACATATACTTCCTGCCTGCGCCTGAAATATTCATTGACTTGTGCACGAATACTGCTTTAATCGCTCGGAGCAGATTTTCATCCGTGTTCTGTACGTACTCGCTGATAGCGTCCTGCCACATATTCAATTTCTTAAGCTCATCATCCGCTTCTTCAATCTCGATGATCTTCAGAGCCTGCGGAGTGACTGGCTTTGTGCTTTTTATTTCAGCATTCTTATCTGTTTCTTTGTACGGGTATCGCAATTCTTTTTTTCTCTCGGCTATCATCTGCTTAATTCGATTGTGATAATAACGTCTCAACCAAAGTATCTCTGCGCTAAATTCAATCGTTAAATCCTTCTTATTCACACGCTCCCTCCTGACCTTTCAATCTCCTCATCACATCGTTTAACCTGCTTCTTCAACCAATCCCTGCGTTTGGACGCTACTTGCAGACCAAAATCCCTCTGCACAATAGCCATGTGCTCAGGTTCTAGGTCTCGTAAATAGCATTTCTTCGCATGCTCTAGCTGCTCTATCTTATCCTCCAACATTATTTTTGTCCGCCACTTCTTTTAAATTCTTGGCAATCTCCGCATCAATCGTCTTATTGAGCTTGTTCACTTGCTCTGTGATTTCTGTATTTTGTTTTTTCAGGTCTAAAATCCTTTCGTTTAGATTTTGATTCGCTTGGTATTGTTTATAAAATCCAAAGCAGACAACGCAAACAAACACGCACATAATTAAGTAAGTGAACTTATTTAAAAAATTATCTGAGTTCATTTTAATCTCCTTTTTTTAAAAATTCTGGCATGTCATCACCGACAGAAATGGATTCGTACTGATCCTCGTTGACCAGATACTTACCGTAATGTCTAACTGTGACATGATACCTGCCGTTGACTTCCTCTTTGTGAGTAACAACAGGCTTATTAAATACCGCCCCTGCGTAGAATGAAATTACGCAGGACGCTAAGAAGAATATTAATTTAATCTCTGTCATGGTCGGCCTCCAAATCATTCTTGAGCCAAGCTCTATATTTTGGAATCATCTTGCACCTCCCATAAAATTATTAACAACATTTTGTTGTTCGGTATCAATTATTTTATTTTTATAATTCAATACTGGAGCCATAACATCATTTATCAAAGCAGGTCTTAAAATGATTTCATCTACTTTTAATAATCTTTTTTCGTTGATTTTTATTTTCACATCATGCCCGTTAGCGATATGCTCAAGGTCGTTTTTGGATAAACAGATTTCAAATTTACTCATTCTCGTGCCTCCTCAATTTAACTATATGGTCGGTCATAAAACCTTCCGTCCATGAAGATCTCTAATGGTCTAATCCAGCATTTCTGGTTTTTATCCAAAGACACATAGACTACGCACTCTTCTAGCGTTTCTTCCCATTGACCTACAGCTATTACTTTATATTCTTTAAGAGTTTTCTTGTGAACCCAATATGATCCAACCATAGGTTTTTTCATCCTTCCACCTCCTCAACTTCAAATAGCAGGCTATTAAATACTTCTCCAAATCCTGCTTCTTCCAGCTCTTTGCGGGTGTGTTTTATAGCAATACATTTATTTTCTGAATTAACGCCAAAATACCAGTAATCATCCTCGGTTTGGCGTTTTAAATATACACTGCCAGGATGGACTCCTTTCATCTTCACCAAATACCGCTTCTCTTTCTCGACCTCGTAGCCGTCAAGCCAAGCTTTGGCGACTTTGTCGTAAGCGTTTTGTTCATTCAGCAACCACTCACTGTATTGTTTATTAAAATTCTTCTCTCTGAGCGCATCATATAATGTAGCATTATTTCTTTTGTAATACTCGATAATCTCCGCCACAAACTGCGGTACGATTGGCCTATTTAATTCTCTGCGTATTTTATCCGCATCTTTTAATTGCTGACCAACCCATGCGCCTTCGGACTTGCCTTGCTCATAGCCTTCACGCCATTTTGAGTGACTAAAATCTTCTTCAAATTCATCCATGATGGCTTTTAGCCATACTTCCCTATCATGTAATGGCAATTCTCTCAGTCGTGCGATAACATTTCGCAGATAACGTGGAGTTACATCTGCGTGACATGCTTGTGGTTCGTCTAGTTTCCGTAAGTTCGCTATAACTTTTTTCGTACTGGCATTTTCAGAAAAATTACTAATCCGCTCATACATACTAATCAATTCCTGTTTATTCATTTTCCATCTCCTCAATCAACCAATCCAGATTCTTTCTGGCTTTTTTTAAATCTTCCAGCCCATTCTTGCTTTGAAATCGCAATAGATACTTAATTGCATTACCCCAATAAAAGCCTTGCACGGCTGTTAAATCACCTGCAAAATTACGGACTACCTCAATGGCCTCAAGACCAAACTTGCCCTTGTAGTGATTCGGATTGTTGACCTTGTCTTCTTCGATTATTTCATCTAGTACTTGCTCATATGATTTTTCTTTCATTTCAAGTCCTCCTCTTTCACCCACACGCCATCAATTAGCTTGCCCTTACGGTCTTTGATCTCATTCCACGCTTGCGACAAACAGTCTTCAAAATCAAGCCCTTGTCCTTTAGCGATTAATTCTGTACTTGCTACGATCATTTGGATTATGTTATAAAACATAAATTCTTGATGATCGTTTGAGATGTGATATGATAATGTGCCAATTAACGTTGAAGTCATCAACATAATATCTGATACGCTATTACCATAATGCAAATCAGCAATTGTTTTTATCCCTTGTTGTTGCGCCAAAATAATCAACACAACCACCACATCACCAATTGAATCTTTAACGACTTCCTTGTTTCCCTTCGCAAGACCTGAAGCCAATTCTCCAAATTCTTCATAGAGCTTTAGCATCTGCTTCTTGCTATCTGCCTTGTCCAGTCCACGGTCAATAGACCATTGCTGTACGTTTGTAATTAATTTATTTAATTCCACTTTAAATACCCCACGATTTTTCCAAATGCATTTCACGCTTGAGCTTGCGTTTTAATTTTCTCAACCGCTCTTCCTCAGTCGTGTTTTGCGTGCTATCAATTTTTAATAAATACTTCTGCCCAATCTCGACATCCCTGTCTCTTTTAGCCGAGTCTAATTTCTCCCTCAGACACGTCTCAAAAAATGCCTTATCAAATACAGGCGCTAACCGAATCATTGTATTCACGGGAGGTAATCGCCCCCATTTTTTTATCAATACGGATCCTAGAGCCTATGTAGCTCACCTCTTTTTCATTTGATATAAACGTGCGCAGAAATTCAAATACATTCTTGTAATTGCTCTGCTTCTCTTCGATGATTGAGTAGAAGCGGTTTACGTTGTTCATGTTTTCACCTCTTCAATCTCTACCTCTATACGAGGGTTCAGGCTGTAAAATTTCTTAGCGTGGATTTCTGAAACTTGCCCGTCGTCCTTCCAAAGTAGCGAACTGTCGGAAATGCTATCAAGTAAGGCCTTTATGTAATTATCTAGGTCTGGCTTCTTGTAGACTGGCATAGTTTCATCTGCTAAGGCCTGCTGATTCTTCTTGATTTTCTTGATGTACTGCGGGGGCGATATGTAAAATACGACTGCTAGCCTGACAGGCCCTTCTGCTACTTTATCAAGCAAGCACTCCTCGGCTATTAAATCCGTACATTTTCAGCGCCAAGTCTTCATATCCCCTGTCTCGTAAGTCGTAGTAAAATTGCCACGCCTTGCGAATCTCGGCCTACTTTGTGGCTTTGGTTCAATATTTAGTGTTAATTTCATGATTTCATTTAAAATCCACCAGCCAAATTTGAAGAATTGTGAGAAAAATGGCTTGGCTGGTGAAATCCTTTACGTCATTCGTCCAAGTATGACGCTTATTTTCTAGGTTGCTTTTATTGAGATTCCCAGCTCATATATTTTTTTATCTTTTAGTGTCTAAAAAAGTCGGGTTTTAGGTCAGGCCAACCAGACCTGCCAAATAATGCAATACATTCTTCCTTGTTTTGATGTATGGCAAATGTAATACCATGCGGACAGCCTGTGTCATGTGTTCTGAGAATGTCTTTTACTTGTTTTCTCATAATTATCACCCAAATTTTTTATCTAGCTCTTCCTGAGTCAACGGCTCGATATTTTGATAGCCCTTGACGATATAGTTAGTCTTATAATCAAATCCTAGCTGACTGAGTCCGTTCTTAAATCGGTCTTTGTCTTCTGTTCCTTCAAAATACACTTCCAGAATCATTTTTTGCGTGTATTTTTTAAGGCCGTTTTCAGTCCCTGTGACGGCTTCTTCTTGATTCTGAGCCGATTCTTCTCCATCCAAGATTTCGCCTGTTTCGGGGTCAAAATGACAGCCTACGATTGATCTTAAACCCTGTCCTTGACTTGAGGTTTGCTGAGGTTCCAAAACTTCCTCACGTTCCCTCTCTGCTCTCTCTTGAGCAAGTCGAACTTCTTCTTTTTGCTTTTCAAAGGCATAATCTGCCTTGATCTGCTCTAAGACTTCCACAAGGGTTAGGTCTCGCAACATTCGTAGGTATGGCTGGTCAGTCATGCCGTACTCGGCACATTGACCAGATATGGCTGATTTAGCTTTTTCAAACTCTTGTTGTTTCTGGAACTCAAATGTGACCAGATCATCTAATGATTGCATTGTGGCTTTCTTCAAGGTCACCCCGTCGGCCATAAAGTCACCTGCTTTGATGTACTCAAGGGCTTTCTCGTCGAAAATCCGAGGGTCTAGCATGTACTCAGCCGATCTATTAGCAATATAAGATTTAACCGTGTCCAGTCTCAGGGCCTTTTGATGATCTTCAAAATCCTTTACGTCTTTTGCAATCTTAGAAATCGTATCAGTCAAAGGCTTCTCTGTTGCTTTGATGTATTCATCAAATTCATCTGCTGATTTTGACAATTCACGCTTGATCTTGATGCGCTCGTCTGAGATCTGTTTGCTGAGTTTTCGCAAGTCGGCTAAAACTTTCTTGTCGTCCTTGATGGTTGAAGCCGTGACTGTGTAATTTTGATATTTGGTCACGACTTCGTTTATATTTTGCTCAAATTTTTCTCGGTCGATAATCTCAACCTGCGCTTGTGTTACTTTCGCTTGTAATTCCTGCATGTTTGACCTCCCGTCTAATAATTAAGGCTATTTCCGAGCGGATCTTCTTGCATTGGATTGGTTTCTTGCAATGGATTTTCTGGCTCTTCTTCGACATCTACAGGTTCAATCTCTTTCTTTTGCCGTTGTTCCTGCTCTTTATTAAACTGCTCAATCTGTGCTTGCTTGCGAGCGAGTACGGCTTCACGGCTTTCTTGAGGGGTGACATCAATAGGTTGTGACTGATCCATTTCATCAGTCGTATATAGACCGCCTACATTTTCGCTGAAAGCTTCCCGCATTGCAGAAACTAGGGCCACCTTCCGGATCATCAGCGCTGGCATTTTGGCCCACATTGATTTACCTGTGTTGTAGGCTTTAAAGTCTGCGTCTACTTCGATAGGATATTTACGGTCTTTGCGATAGACCTTGGCCCAACCACCAAGCAGGACGTGATTCTTGCTATGGATTGTCCCTGTAATGTGCTTGATCTCTCCCTCTTGGGTCTCTACTACGATACCCGCTTCAAATCCATCAAAATTAGGGTTTTGTTCTGCCCGCTTCATAAAGGCATCTTTAGAGACCACGACCTGCGCTGGATTAGTCCCGTATTTGATAAAGTAAACCTCTTTTGTGAACGGGTTAAGGTTTCGCTCTTTACAAGTTGCGATAAAATAAGCTAGTTCTTCATCATTGGCCTTGCCTGATGGGTCAAGATATTGTCTTACGATTTTAGCGTTCAATAGTTGCGGGTTCGTCAAGAAATCCCCTGCGGTTTTAGTTGCCACTTGATTATTTGTCATTTCGTTTCTCCTCATTAGTCCATCTCGCATAGCTGTCTATCTATCCAGCTATCATAAGCTTCATCTTCGTTTTCTTCTGGCTCTGTGTACGGTTCTGGCGGTGTGCTGAGCCATCTGTCGTAATCAAACGGCTCAAGCATGCAGAGCCTCTTTCAGCTCTTCATGGAACTTGTCTAAGTCAACTGCTTCAACCTTCGATACTCTCATCTGTGATGTTTTAATCTGGCTCTTGTATGCCTGCAAGCCTTCTTGTCGTTCTTCCTCACTTCGTGGCAAGTAGTATCCGTTATGTCCTGCTTGCTTAATCGCAACTACTGGAATGCCGTACTGAAATACCAACCGCTCGATGGCTCTTTCGACTGACCGCTTGCTCATACCTAGCATCTGTTCAATTTCTCGTCTAGGTCTTGGGCGTTCGCTACCGATTGGAATTACTTGTAAAATCCTCTTGTGTAGTTTATCCATGTTCTACCTCTCTTAATAATGCGCATAGCATTAAATCCTTAATCTTCATTTCTGACGCTACTGGATCGCTCACTAGTAGCTTTTCTTTCATGACATCTGACAGCGGGTAGAACATCCACTCGAAGTCATCGATCATTTGTGATACTCTGTATCCTGTTCTTTCGTTGTTCAAATGCTCCTCCTGCTTTCTGTATCATTTTTGAAAATAAATCGATTGTGTTTTGATCCTGCTAATATACGGTCTAATAGGCTAGGCTCATACAGCTGTTTTAGTTGTTGACCAGCGTAATTCGTTGTGATAATCGTATTAGTCCTGTTTTCTAATAATCTATACAAAATCGACTGCGCCCAACTGCTACCTTCTTTGATCGAATTTCCTACACTTGATTCTTTGCCTAGATCATCAAGCACCAGAAAGTCTACATCCTGCAGGAATTTAATGGTTCTTTTCTCTTCCCACTTGGAATCCTTGTAATTAAATGCTTCTTTTATCCGATCGAACAGTTCAGATACTGGCATATAAACAACTGATTTTTTCTCTCCAAATTTTTGGAAGCTCTCGTTTAGAGTTTTAGCCATGCCAAGGGCTAGATGGCTCTTTCCTACTCCTGGAGGGCCTTGGAAAATTACATTCCCCTCATAGCGTCCTTTTACGTAGTCGCTTGTAAATCTCTTTGCGAAATTAACGGCATTAGCATCTTGCTCCGTATGTATTTCAAAATTTCCAATTGTCGCTTTTGCAATTTTGGGAGAAACAATGGATTCTCTTTCAAAGACTGCATAGCTCTTGAAATTTCTTACTTGCTCTTCTGCTAATGCTCCAGCTTGCTCAATCTCCAAATTGATTTTTTCTTGCGTACATTCAGGGCAGAAGGAAAATGTATTGCCTGTGCTTGGATTTGTTGTTTCCCACAACAGAACCGTTGGATGTATATTGCAATGCTTATCAATCGTTTTAGTCCTTGCACAATGCGCTTCTCTAAGTTCTCTTACTGTTTTAATGCTAGCCATATTAGATACCTAACTTAGGATCATAACCATCATCTAGCATTGTCACCTTACCTCTAGTAGCACTTCTTGGTTTCACTCGATTCTTGACAAGCTCAGGCGTATTTAATCCTGCTTTCTTCCAGTTTCTCAATACGGTTCTCATATACGACATGTTGGGTTTGGCATAGTCAACACACTCTTTAATTGCTAGTTTGATAACTTCCAAGCTATGCTCTTCTAGCATGTATTCCATATCGTCAATTTGCAAAGGAGACGGATAAGAGCCGAAGTTTTCAAAGAGCAAATCACAAAAATCTCCCATTTCATTTGTGGCTGTGGTTGGTTCTTGAGACATTTTTTTAGCCTTACTATATAAAGTGTTACCACCACCTACGATAGACCCGTTATTCGTTCTCTCAGTATCGTTATACTCAGTATCGTTATACTCAGTATCGTTCCCCTTAATATCGTTAAGTTCCTGAACTAAACAGTTTTTAGTTCCAGACTTAATATCGTTAAGTTCCTGAACTAAACAGTTTTTAGTTCCAGACTTTGCTGTTTTTGGCTTCAAAGGGTAAATTCTGTTTGGTTTATTTACTCCTTGCCTTACCTCTAAAATAAGGCCTGCTTGATGCAATTCTTTTTTTAACTTAATAATATAAGGTTCACTTCTGTTTAAATACTTTTGGGCTGATTCGTTTGAAAAGTAACAATATAAATTTCCGTTTTCGTCTTCCCATTCTTCTTTATTTTTTTCTGATAGAAGCATTCTGTCTTTTACCATCGTATACAATACTTTTGCTTCAGCAGAAACTTCTTTATAAATAGGATTTTCAAAAAGCTCTTTCGGCAACTGATAGAATCTCGTTGTAGTTCTGTCTGCCATAGTGTACTTCTCCATTAACTCTCCTTTCTGTGCTTCAACATCCCCTGCAACCAGAGAATTTCGTGCTTGTTCTTTCTGATGACCGCTTCTAAATCCGATTTCTCACGCTCTAACTGCTCGATTCTGTCCAACAGTTCAGCTTCCCTAGTCTTCGGATTGTACGGCTTGCGCTCGAATATCACCATGGAATGGCACCTCGATTCCTTCTGTACTAAAGTTTTTCTTGTGCTGGTAATAAGCATACTCTGCTTGCTGTCTTGCGATCTGCTCTGCTCTATACTCAGCTTCACGCATGAGCAATTCTCTATTCTGAGCTTCTAGCGCTCTGTTGCGTTTCTCAATGCGTCTGCGTTCGATTTCTTCTTTGATTGAGCTAATCAACATTATTAGAGCTAGTGACGCAAGCCATAGCGCAGCTCCTGCGATTTGGCTTAAGATTGGTGGTTCAGTCATTTGTCTCCTCCAGTTTTTCTAGCTTCTCTACAAATTCAACGTAGGCTTCATAATGTTTACCAGAGATCTCGCTGTCTTGATATGCTTTGTTTATCAGCTCTTGACCCGTTCCGTAGAAGCATCCAACACGCCACATTTTGTTTGATTTTGTATAAGTAAAATATCTTCCGCTTGACCAATGGTTTTTAAAAACGATGTAGTCAGCGTTACCATAGACCCTTGCGTTACCATAGACCTCAGCGTTACCATAGACCCAAGCGTTACCATAGACCCAAGCGTCACCATAGACACTGAGGTTATCTTCTTTCTCAATATAACCGCCCAATTCCCCTTCTTCAACATTTCCAAAACTGATTAGGGCTTTGATTCTAAATAGTTTGATTCCAAAAATGGTAATCGTGTCATCTAGCAATAATTCAAATTTCTTATTCATCTTGTTTCTCCTTTGGTTCGTATTGCATTTTCTTTTCCCTCGTGTTATACTTCAGGTAAGTTGTTTTTAGAAGCCTAGTCGCTTCGCCAGTGCCTTGTCTGATTCCATTTCAGCAAGGCTTATTTTTTTGGATCGATAGCGGTTTAGTTGCTTCCATTTCCAAAATTTGCGGAAGCCCTCATAATCTATAAACACTAGCTTATGCGTTGGATTAAACACATATTGTTCAAACTCTGGATTCTCTCGCATTTCCTTTGCAAATTGTTTCGCTGTATGAACGGTTAGACCTTCCCACCGTTGACATAAGTGTTTGTAATCTCCGTGAGTTGCTACCTCATCTTCGTTAGCTGTCCTGTAGACAATCTCCTTTATTTTTGCTTGTGGCATTTCTATCTACCTTTCTTCAAAGATTACCCAGCTTTCTTGGATTGAAAGCTTTTTTGTCACCTCAAGCTTCAAGTCATCACTTCCTCGCCCTTCTTTTAGTAAGAGCGTGATGGTCGCTGGTGAAACTCCGACGACGGTTGCAAGATCCGATCTATTCCAACCCTTTTCTTCCATTCGTTGCTTGACTAGATCAATCCATTTCTTATGTTGTTGACTCATATTCCCTCCTTAATTAAATAGTGACACTTGCTGATTTGCGTTGAAAATTTCATTTTGCAATTCAGTGCTGATAGACCAGCGACGAATGAATGACACCGCATCGTGGAAGTTCTTAGCAGGAATTTCACGACGTCGGACGCCAAAGCGCTTCCTGATTGCGTGATTAATGTCCGAATATGCTTTTCCTCTGATATGGTTGTCACGATATGCGGGAGCTTTCTTTCCTTGCAAGAAACCAACGATTTTCTTATTTACTTCTTCCGTCAGCATATTTTCCTGAACCGCATTGACTCGCATAGTGTCCTCTAAGTTAGCAATGCGATACTCATGATTTTCAATATTATCTAGCATTTTTCGCATTACGTTGATTTCTGATAGCGACTGTTCGTTGCTTGCGCTTTTTCCAATGATTTCGTTTGTCATACGATTTCTCCTTCTAATATTTCTGTTTCTTTGAGCATGCTTCCCATATCATAGGCAAGTCTGCTGATTGCTTTTTGTAACTGTTCGAATTCATTTCTGACTTTGCTGTCAGAGTGTAATATCCGTTGCTCGTCCACATAGACCAGACCGCCCATGTTTACGACCATTTCATTCCCTTTGCGAATGAATGATAATAGACTCTTGTAGCTTCCGATTTTGGCTTGAGCTTCGTTGAGCTGTCCTTGCGACTGCTTGATAGCTTCTGTCAGCTCGTCATACTTAGCGGACTTTTCATCAACTGCCTTGCGTTCTTCGATAAGCTTATTGTATTGCTCCTCGATAAATGCCGCTCGGTTGTGTAAGTCGTCGTATTCACGCTTGAGCTTACTATTCTTTTCTAGCAACGTAGCATTTAGCGACTTAGTGGCATCATAGTCAGCAGGCGTCACTTCTTTCACAACTTCCTTTTCAATCATCTTTGTCGTCTTTGTTTCAAGACTTTTCAATGATTGCTCTGCCAATCGCTCGTTCTTCTCTCGCAAGCTTTCATTTGCGCTTCGTGCAAGCTTGAGTTGGCGCTTGACCTCTTGCAGTTCTCTAACTGTTGGATTGTCGCCTTGCTCAATCCGTTCAATTTGTTCTTGCTTATTTTCCTCTGGTAAGGTTGCGATGAGGTGTAACGCTGTAGTTCCTAAATGTCGTAACGTTTCGACATTTGGTAATTCATTAGCAATCTTCATTGACTTGTAAGCGAAGTCTTTATCAAGTCCAAGTTTTTCATGCCAAGCTCGGAACTCTCCGTGAACTAAGTCATGCTCCTTAACGTGATTAAGACGTCTACCAATTTCCCAAATCGACTGACCAGCAAGTTGCTTGTGATGATTGATTTCAAGCTCAATCTGCGCTAAATTGTCAGATAAGGCCATTTCTTGCATTTGTTTTCTCCCTTCTCTTTTTAAGAAGTTAAAGAAATAGTAAATTATTTTATAAAAACGCTTGACAGTTTTAAATAAATAATTTAAAATGTAGGCATAATTAAAAGCCTTGATAAAACGTTGTATCTATCAATTCACTTGCTCGCCAAAGCTACTTAATTTTTAGATAAGTTTTACAAGTATTTTTACTAAATCTTTAACTTACAAAAACTATTTTAAATTATTTATTTAACTTTGTCAATACTTTTATATAAATAATTTAAATATTTTTTGTCAATCTATGAGAAAGGTTGATAAATCAATGTTCTTAACGTTTGAAAGAATTAAGGAGCTTGCTAAAAAACGAGGATTTTCTTTAAATCAAGTAGAAGAAAAGCTTGGATATAGCAAAAATACGTTATATTCTTTAAAAAGACAAAAGGTTAGTTCCGACCGTCTTCAAGAAATCGCAGACTATTTCGGAGTATCTACTGACTATCTACTAGGTCGAACAGATAACCCAGCTATCGCAGGAGAAAAAGCTCCAGAGCAAGAAATAGAACTAGACGATTTAGACAATCGCATTATGCTATTTGATGGTAAACCTCTATCGGATGACGATAAAAAAGCTATTAAGGGAATTATAGAAGGATACCTTAATAGCAAAAAATAAGTTTTAGGTGAGGGAGATTATGAAGAATGAAAAAGAATTGCTGGAGCAGTATCAAGTATCGCTCCAGACTTTTGAGCCAGACCAATGGTATGGCCGTGGTTTTTATGATGCAGAAACACGGACAATCTACCTAAACAGTTCCTTGTCATATAAAGAACGGCATCAAGTTCTGCTGCATGAACTAGGACACCTTGAGCATATCGGAGCTATCTATCGAAACGCTTCTATACGCTGTGAGAACGAAGCTAATCGATTTATGATTCGCTCTTTGGTAAAAGAAGAGTTGGAATCTTATGATGATCCAACCTCTTTCAATTGGTCTAACTTTGCGCTAAAATATAACTTGAAAACAACCACTGACGAAGTGATGATACAAGATGAGTATCTAAAATTTGCTAGTGACATTTAGGAGGATAATATGAAGAAGGTAACGTTATTAGTGACGACCTTATTGGTAGCAATATTTTTAGTTGCTTGTAGTGAGTCATCTACAACAACAAATGAAGCGCCCAAAACATCATCTACCAGTCAACTCGAAAAATCAGAAGGAACTGCTAAAATTCAGCCTGCGAAAAATTTCAGTAATACTCCAATCGGAGAGTATGAGCTAGCTGATAGTAATTTATATGGCGTATGGCCTGACGATACTAAGTTGGTTATTGATGATCCTGTAGAACAGGTCGTTGATCCAAGTACAGTATTCACCAAGTATTTAATTCATTTGAATGGAGATAAAGATAGTCCTGTTATTTTAAAAGTATTTGTTAATGATGGAGAGGATTTTGATGTAACTAAAGTATCTAAATTTTATGTAAGAACAAATGGAACTCACCCATATAAAGGAAAGGAAGTTCCTTTGTTCTTAGTAGATGGATTTGAGTATTAAAAAATCCCCACACTCCCTGCCTGCAAGCTTGAGTGTGAGGAACTTCAGTATAAGAAACAACCATTCAAAGGGTCGTTTTCTTGTACCCATTTTACCAGAAATGAGGAAAAAATACAATGTGGGTAGAGCAATTACCAAACGGAAAGTATAAATTTTTTGAAAGATACAAAGACCCGTATACTGAGAAATGGAAAAGAGTTTCTGTGACTTTAGAATCAGGCTCATCACGAGCAAAGAAAGAAGCTCAGAAGCAACTGGATGAAAAAATAGCTGAGAAGTTACAAAGCTTGACTACTACTGATATGCTTTTCGAGGCTATTCTAGACGATTGGTGGGAACTTCATAAAAAGTCTATCAAACCTTCTACCGAGAAAACAATGGTCTATGCGGTCGATGAAGTGAAAGAAAGTTTTGCACCAGGAATAAAAATAAAAAACATCACCGCTAAATACGCACAACAGTATTTTACAGATTCAGAAGACAATCATATCAAATTAAAAAAGCATAAATCTGTGCTAAGTATGGTATTCAAGTATGCTCAAGATTTAGAGTTGATTGATAGCAATCCTATCCAACGTGTCAGGCTACCAAAAAAAGTCATCACATACGAAACTATGGAACGTATCGAAGATAAGTTTCTTGAGCAAAGCGAATTGAAACGACTCTTAAAAGCTATGAAAGAATACAATCGAGGGTATCATGTTGCCCGTATGGCTGAATTTATGGCTTTAAATGGTTGCCGAGTCGGTGAAGCTGGTGCACTTAAATTTGAAAACTACGATAAAAAAAATCGCACCATCACTATTAATGGCACTTTAGATCCAACACGCAAGGGTTCAGAGGGCGTTAAAACAACTCCCAAAACCTTATCGTCTATCAGAGTGGTTGATTTGACCAACAAAGAGATTGAGATTATAGAAGAATTTATAGAGCTTCACAAGTTAAGAAAGAGTACTAATCCGAACTATAAAGACATGGGTTTTATTTTTGTTTCATCTAGCGGTATTCCTATCCATAAATCAAGCATTGGTAAGTTGATGAAGAATGCCAATGCCGCATTAAAGAAACCAATTAACAAACCATTACACCCTCACATTCTACGACACACCCTGATCAGTACACTTGCCGAAAACAATATACCTTTAAAGGCTATCACACAAAGAGTCGGCCATAAAGACAACGGAAAGACCACAATGGAAATCTATACTCACGTAACCAAGAACATCAAGTCAAAAGTCGTTGATGTCTTAGATAAACTTTACAAATAGTTTGCCCCTTTTTTGCCCCTTTTTAAATAAAAAGAAAAACCGCTAATTCTAAGAATAGCGGTTTAATCATGTTTTTAAGCTACTAAAGTAGTCGCTCTATTATTTAAGAGTAACTGAAGCGCCTGCTTCTTCCAATTTAGCTTTGATTTCTTCAGCTTCTGCAGTTGCAACGCCTTCTTTAACAAGTGCTGGTGCACCGTCAACAAGTTCTTTAGCTTCTTTAAGGCCAAGACCAGTGATTTCACGTACAACTTTGATAACGCCAACTTTTTTGTCACCAGCAGCTGTCAACTCAACGTCAAATGAGTCTTTAG